CCTGCTCCCAGGTCTTTGCTCTTTTTGTACGAAGTTCATTTACCTTACTCATCTCTTTTTCCTCCTTAGGGTTTAATAAGGCCGAGTCTCTTTTCGAGCTCGGCAATAGGTGTTCCGCATTCCTGCGGTGTCTGAGGTTCGTTGGCAGGCGGAATAGCTGCTGCCTGTACCGGGGTGATCTGAGGTCTCTTTTCCACCGGCTTCCAGTGGGAGATCATAAGATTCATCAGGTGTGTTTCCACCTCTTTCCCGGAGAAAGAATAAGCAGGCATCTCTGCCTGCACTTTCTTTTCATCTTTCAAGAGATCATCAGCGAAGCCAAGCTCGATGGCTTTGTTGGCGTTCATCCAGGTCTCTGAGTCCATCAGATGCGACAGCTTGGCCCTGGAGAGGCTCGTTTTGATCTCATAGGCGTTCACGATGCTCTCTTTCACTTCATCGAGCATGACGATCGCCTTTTCCATATCTTCATGGTTGCCGTATGCCAGCGTCATGGGATTGTGGATCATCATAAGCGCTGTCGGTGCCATGAGAACCTTTGTGCCTGCCATCGCAATGACGGAGGCTGCGGATGCCGCAATACCGTCAATCTTGACTGTCACATCGTCCTTGTAGTCCATCAACATACTGTAGATCTGGCTTGCCGCGATGCAGTCACCTCCGGGAGAGTTGAGCCAGATCGTTACCGGACCGGATCCAGCAAAGAGCTCGTCATGAAACATCTTTGGAGTCACGTCATCATCGAACCAGGACGACTCCGCGATTGTCCCATAAAGCTCAAGGACCCGCTCCTGATCCCCTTCTGTTTCTGTCTGATTTTTCCATTCCCAGAATCTCTTCTGCGTTTTCATTAGATTCATCCTCCTTTCCAGGATCGTCCGTGGTCTTATATGCAGCGCCGGCATCTTTGAGCGGGACCATGTTCCCGTTTACAAGGTAGAGGTCCCCGCCCAGCTCAGCAGGGATCTGGTCCAGATCCTCTAAGGCTCGGATATCATTCGCGCTCATCCAGCCATTCTGTCTGGCAGTTGCATAGCCAGTCATCCTACTTGTATAGTCTCCACGAAGCAGGCCCTCCACGTTAAACTTGAAGAAGTAGTCCTTCTTCTCATCCTCTGACAAAAGAGCTCTGTGCATGGCCTGCTCCCACCGGATTACCCAAGGGTCCAGTGTGTACTTAACAAACTCAAGAGATTGCTGTTCAATATTTGAAAAGCTCGACTTTTCCAAATCTCCCACCATGTGGGGCGGGACTCTAAAGATACGGGCAATCTCATTGATCTGAAATTTCCTGGTCTCCAAAAACTGTGCCTGCTCGGGAGAAATGGAAATAGGGGTATATTTCATCCCCTCCTCGAGGACTGCTATTTTGCCGCTGTTCTGTGATCCTCCATAGGTATGCTGCCAGCTTTCCCTGATACGGGCCGGATCTTTGATCGTGCCGGGATGTTCCAACACACCACTTGGAGCGGCTCCGTTCGCAAAGAACTTACTGCCATACTCTTCTGTTGCAATGGCAAGGCCGATGGCGTTCTTGGCCATGGCAATAGGGGAATACCCCACCAGGCCATCAAAGCCAAGACCCGGGATATGCAGCACATCCCCAGGTAATAGTTTCACTCTGGAGCCATTGTTGATTGGAGCATCATCATTACTGACGGTATATTCGTAATAGAGTCTCCCCTGCTCATCCCGGTCCACGTTCATCCGGTCCGGCATAAGTGGATAAAGAGCAATGACCTCTCCTTTCCCGTTACGGATGACCTGCGCATATGCGTTTCCCCACAGAAGAAGGTGCGTCATCAGCGTCTCCCTAAATACGAAGGAAGTCATCTCGGGATTCGGCTCATCATGCAAAATCGTGTACAGAGAGTGGTCCGTTGCCTTTTCTGTGCCTGTCTGTGTGTATCGGTAAAGGTGGAGCGGCAGGCTGGCGACAGCTTCAGACAGGATCCTCACGCAGGAATACACTGCCGTCATCTGCATGGCAGACCTCTCATTGACTCTTTTCCCAGAACTGCTAGTGCCTAAGAAGAAGCTGTAGGCGCTGCCTGATGTCCTGTTCTGAGGCTTATCTCTGGATCGAAACAGTCCATCCAAAATTCCCATATCGGATCACCTTCCTTTCTCATATAAAAAAGATCCCCCTTTCATCGTAGACACTGCCTGTGCTCTCATGCCGGATACAACGATCCAGGGCCATGATTGCCGCCACAATGCCGTCGATTTTTTCTGGAGATCTTGCCTTTGTGCACTTTATATTTCCAGCGGGATCTGTATCCACAACTACGTTCCCGCTCATCCATTTCATGACAGGGTTCCCACCATGGATGATCTGCCCTTCCATAAGCAGCTTATAGAACTCCTTTGTCGGAGGAGACATCGAGGCATAACCCTGGCCAAAAGGAATAACCGTAAAGCCCATGCCCTCCAGGTCCTGCGTCATCTGTACAGCTCCCCACCTGTCGAATGCGATCTCCAGGATGTGGTACTGTTTTCCGAGCTCCTCAATATACTTTTCAATAAAACCGTAGTGGATCACGTTTCCCTCTGTTGCATTTAGATATCCCTGCTTATACCAGACATCGTAGGGAACAGAAGCACGACGCACCCGTATAGGGATGGTGTCTTCTGGAATCCAGAAGAAGGGAAGCATCACATACTTTTCTGAATCATTCCTCGGAGGGAACATCAGTACAAATGCTGTGATATCACCTGTACTGGAAAGGTCCAGACCGCCGTAACAATCACGCCCTTTGAGCGCCTCAATATTAATCGGTTCATTTCCCAAGTCGTAGATCTGTTCAGGGATGAAGCGGGTCAAAGAGGACACCCACATATTAAGGCGGAGCTGTTTAAAAACGTTCTCCTCTGCGGGATTATCGATGGCCTCGCGGAAGGCATCCCGCACCCTCTCTATCTGTATCGTTTGGCCCAAGGATGGATTCGCTTTATACCAATTTGCTTCATCCTTCCAGTCTTCATCATCTGTAAGGCCATAAACAACAGGATAGAAGGTGTGGTCAATCTTCCTGCCTGCCATGATATCCATAGCTTTCGAATGAAGCTCGTAGCAGATCGATTCTTTATCTGTGCCGGCAGTCGTAATCAGGAAATACAAAGGCTGCTCACGCGCATCACCGGATCCTTTGGTAAGTACGTCATATAGCTTTCTATTTGGCTGTGTATGGACTTCATCTAGGACCAAGCCGGAAACGTTCAGGCCATGCTTTGTTCCAACTTCCGCTGAGAGGACCTGGTAAAAGCCAGCATTGCTGTAGTTGACGATTCTCTTGGTGGCTGTCATCATCTTTGACCTTTTATAAAGGGCTGGTGTTTTCTCTACCATTCGCCTTGCCACATCAAAGACAATGGATGCCTGCTGCCGGTCTGCTGCCGCACCGTATACTTCTGCTGAAGGTTCATTATCCGCATAAAGAAGATAGAGTGCCACAGCTGCAGCAAGCTCACTCTTGCCATTTTTCTTGCCTATCTCTACATAAGCCGTCCGGAACTGTCTGTGACCATTCTCATCGACAATCCCAAAGAGATCTCTGATGATCTGCTCCTGCCAGGGCAAGAGCCAGAATGGTTTCCCGTCCCATTTGCCTTTTGTATGTTTCAAGTTTTCAATAAACCGCACTGCACGGTCTGCCTTTGCCTCATCATAGTGGGATGTCGGCAGCATGAACTTAGTCGGCTCATAGTTTTCCAGCTTTGGATAGTCCACTGGACGATCCCTACTTCCCATCTTATGCACCTCCTGTCAGTAGGAACTCCATCTCATCGACTTCTTCCTTCTTGGCATTTCCAGCAATAATCCTGCTCCTGGCGGACGGAGTCAGACCAAACTCTGCTGCTGCCTGCAGCATAGCCTTCTGGTTTGTATGCGCGATCGACACCTGAGGAACTTGCTGCCAGTAACCCGTTTTTGTCTTTACGATGGATCCGTGCTGGCTTATGAATTCTTCTGCCTCGCGCCACCTAGCGTATGCCTGGCAGTATGCAGCAAAAGGCGCCACATCCAGATCAGTAAGGATCCCCATTTCAAACAGTGTCTCGGAAAGCCGATTCCATTCTGCCTGAGCCTCTTCTTCTAGCCAGTCTGGGCATTCGGGAGGCATCTTTTGTGTAAGGCGAGGCTCATTCATGTTCAGTTGTCTTTTCCCAGGATTGCCCTCCAGGAGTTTTAGAGCAGTGGGTTTCGGCTTTCTGCCTCTCGTAGCCATTGGGATCACCTCCTCTCTTTATGGCAAAATAAAAAGACCGCCATGGCGATCTGTTCGTCTCTACGAGAAAAAGGGCATCCTCGGCCCTGTTTCCCGGTGTATCGGATTGTGGAGCTTTTGCTTTATCTAGCTGCTATAAGGTCCACTGTGCGGTTTCTCTTGTAAAGGAGGGCGCTCGCTTCAATGCACCGCTTCTCAATTCTCTCTGATTCCGCCTTCTGCTCGTCGGTTGCGTGCCAGTAGGCGCCAGGCTCGTTTCCGAAAACCTCCTGGGCTTTTCCCCAGTTTACGTGGTTGGAATGGTTTACTTCGTAGATGATTCCTTCTTGTTTGAAGGCTTCGATCTGACTGTCGATCTTGCTCAGCTCCGCCTTGATTGCCAGCCTTACGAAGTCCTTTTTGCAATTCCAAAGGAGAATCTCCATCGCGTATGCTGCCTGCTCCTCGCTTCCGGTCATCTTGATCAGTTCCTGTTTTGTCATGGCTCTTTCCTCCTCCTTCGCCTTAGCCTCTCTGCACTTCAACCAGCCACTGTGCTTCCGGGTGCTTCTCTCCGGTTGCCTTTTCGGTGATCATTCTTTCTTCATCGATGTAGCAAAGGTGCTTTCCAACCTTGATGAGCCTGACCTCTTCGTAGCCGGCGATCCTTGTTCTGATCACCCTGGCTTTGCGGCTCTCTCCGTCGTAGCTCTTGCCATCCCAGCCGTTAAAGGTAAAGGTAATCCGCTCGGTTGTTTTGTAAAAGAAGGTTTCAAAAGCCTCTTTAGTGATTGCGGTGTTGTACTCTTTGAGCTCCAGGTGGTTTCTCAGTGTGTATGCGTTCATGTTTTTTCCTCCGTTTTTTCTCTGTTTGTTTTCCCTTTCGGTATGGACATATTCGCTCTAAACGAGGTATATATCCACTCATTTCTGAGCATAAAATGTACAAAGATTGGCGGAGGAAATTGTGTATATTACTACGACCACAAGAGCCCGAAGGCTTTTGTGGTTTTTATGGCTGCGGCAGGTCTGCCGCTTCAAATAAACTCGAAAATGTAATCCATTTCAATCCCGAGCTCTTCAGCAAGGACGTCTTCGGGATCCCTATAACCGGTTCCTGCCAAGGCCTCATGAAACTCTTCCCTTGCGTACTCGTACCGGTCTTTTGCTTCCGCTCTTGTGATCCCATCCCGGTGCATCAAAAGCTCAATGATCTCTTCACCTTGCTTTTTTCTCTTCCCCATGGCCCCCTCCTTCACTGGCGTTCGATCTGGCAGGTCATGCCGTCCACTTCGACGATATCGTAGCGGTTTCCCCGCCAGATCACTTCCCGGATTCGGATGCCGCAAAAGGCGTTACTCTGCTGCCGGTCCGTAAGAACTCTACCGTGCTTTACCATCCAGTCGGCAAGGTTTCCCAGGAGCCTGCATTCCATCTCCATCTTCTCTGCGTAGTTCATCAGCCCTCCCTTCTTACTGCTGCATCGCCCAGGCGATCGCGTGGCCATCGTCTTCGAATTCAACCTCGCTGACTGCGTAAAGTCCAATGGTTCCTTCGCAAGAAAGGTCGTCGTCCAGATGCTCGTAAACCGCTCCGAAGTAGCTGGGCTTGCCCATTCCGTTGTAGTAATGGCCCGCCAGGAGAACCTTGTCGCCAAAGTTCAAAATCTTACTCCAGCGGCATTCGAGGTCCTCGGTGGTGGTGGGATTCGGAAGTCTGTAGGTTCTCATTGCTTTGTTGATTGTCATGGCTTTTCCTCCTAGCTATGTGTTTTTTGTTATGGTATTAATCACTCTAAACGGCACATATAGCAAGTAATATTCGAGGAATTATCTGACAATTATTCGTTCATTACAACTCTTCTTTTACGCTCATTTCTTTTGCAATTTCACCACATTCTGCTCCCAGCTGTTCTGCAGAGAATGAAAGGAATTCAAAGAGCTCACTCCGGACGGGCTGGTCATTTTCCAAAAGGATACGGAATAATTCACTCATACCGTTAAGCTGTACAGAGAGAGCTGTGAATTGATCAATGGCTGATAACTGTGTCATTTGGTTCCTCCTTTGTTGTAAAACTATTTACAGTGAGGGGCCATTATATCAACTCACAGCGTTCATAAGGTGGATTTAGCGCAATAAACACTAAGACATAAAAATAGACCTCTGTGTAGAGGCCTCCTGACAGTCGTTATGTTTTGAATCAAAGATTAACATCGTTAGAAATACAGCAGCCAGAAGTTCCCTTTTCTGTACAGAAGGCCTGGATCCTGAGCTTCAGGACATTGTCCTTCGTATACTCAAGAAGGAAGGCTTGCAGCTTATGACGAATGCAACGGACCAGATGGGACTGGTACTCAGAAGAATCTTGTGAGCCCTGGGAGCCAAATTCACCGGTACCTTTGTAATTCGTGATCAGGGAGAATACTTCCTCCTGGGTGACTCCATCGACGTTACTTAAACCGGCATGGCCAGAGTCGGTGTCCATGGCTTTCTGCAGATATTCCATACCTCCATTTACCATCACGTAGCCGCCCAGGGCCTTGATATTTGTAAGGACCGAGGTGATTGCTTCATACATGGCAGAGCTCTTATATTCCTCATAGACATCGAGGTTATCGATCCACCAGCCATCAAATCCCTGTGCCTTGATTTCCTTGGCCCTGGCCACACACCAGTCGCGGGCCGCAGTGCGCCTAAGGTCAAGGTACTTCTCATGCGGCCAGTCAGGAAGAGAATCCAGTACATAATCCTTGAGGGTTTTGTAATAGTTTCTCTCATCAGATACTGACCCGGCAGACAAGTATCCAAGAAGGAATGCGCCCTTTGCCTTCAGAGCAGCAATCTCGGCTTTTGTATAATCCTCCGGCTCAATCGCAAGAAGCGTACCAGGGGACACATCCTTGGGCTCCACCTTGGTTGTGAGCGAAACCTTATAGGAGGACCACTTTTTTGGAACCGCAGCGATTGCCTTTGTGAAGATTTTTGACAGGTTCTTCTTAGAGCAGGAAAGTTGCATCACGCCAGGCAGGCAGTCGATGTAAATGTCACCGTTCTCGTGGTTTCTGGCGACCGTAGCTCCAACCGCCTCCAGGCGCTTCCTGGTGGTTCCGCGTCCTGAGCCTTCTTTATGGTGGTAATTCGAAAAGGCGACCAAAGGCCTGACCGCTTTGCAGATCGTCTCATTGCAGGCATTAGCATCCCCATGCCACTGTGCCTTGTAGATGTCAGCTTTCAGGTTCTTCACGGATTTTACCAGGAGGTTATTGCCCTCATTTTGGAGATCACCAGCTGTGTGATAAATCCAGCCGTTTAAGTTAATCCGCATAACTGCTGACTGGTTGTTCACGAAGTGATGACTATCGTGTTCCTTCAAAGATGCGGCAGGGCAAAGGTAGATGCACTCAAACTGCATGGCGCCGATCGTAAAATAGGTCCCGGGTTTCATGTAGTGTCCCTTTGCCTTTTTGTACTGGCTGCGCAGTGCATTTCCATATGCCTTCTGGTACTTATCCAGTCCAGCAGGATCCGGAACATAGATATCTGCTGTCGGAAAGGCATTCTTAATATTTGTAACTCCACCGTAGTGATCACCATGAGCATGACTAATCACGATCGCGTCGAGCTTTGTCACGCCCAGGGCCTTCAGCTTTTTGATCACGTTTGCAGAGGACTTTGCCATTGCAGTATCAATAAGGACCGCATGCTCCACAGTTTTGTCGTCCGATCCATACTGAATCAGAGCTGTGCAGTCACCATATTGACTTGCCTCACTCCCGGTATCAAAGAAGGCCAGGGCAGCTACCCTGATTCGGTTTGAGGTAGTAACTACAGGTGTAGGCTTAGGATCCTGGGTGCCAGGAACTGTAATAAGGACTGCATTCGGGAACCCCTTCTTCTTTACTTCGGCCAGGCGCTTTTCTGCATTGGCCTTGACAGAAAAAGCTCCGCACTGCACTTTCTTTAAGCTCCCCACAGTAATGATCGCTGCGGGAATCCCGGCCTTCTTCAGCTTAGCGACCACCTTTTGAGCATTACTTTTCTGTTTGTATGCTCCGATCTGGATCTTATACATTGTCTTTGCCATAGATTATTCCTCCACGATCACCGCATCAAAGCCTGCAGCCTTCAGGTTCCGCACGCGCTTTTGGGCATTCTCCATCTTGGAAAAGGCTCCGCACTGTACTTTATAGAGCTTTCCCGGCTTCTCTTCCTTTTTGTCATCGGCTGCCGGAGCAGCGCCTTCCAGCTCTTTTGTCACCTGATCTGCCAGCTTCCCCAGGCGGCTGTAGAGCCAATCTCCCGGACACGACTTCTGGGCAAACCACCGGTGGACCGTCAACACCATCTCATTCTCCTTGGGCTTATAGGCAAGGGTCTTATTCTTATCCCCAAACCAGATCAGCTTGTTCTTCCCATAGCGCCGGCAGATATCCACGCAGAGCCTGACCAGGGAGGCATAGACTTTACTGTTCATTGCATAGGGGCTGCGCGTATCCGACGCACATTCGATGGTGATCGCCTTGTTGTCGTTGTCCGCATTAGAGCTACACCAGGATCTCTTTGTCTCGTCCACGTACAGACCGATCTCCCCATCCGTACCAATGCCGTAGTTAGACGATGCCTGGTAGGAACTGCGGGCAAAAAGATCGCCGCACTTCTTGGCGGATAATTGTCCAACCATGCAGTGCGGCGTAAT